GTAGGTAATGCAGCAGTTCGTTCAGGTGGTACAGCAGGTGGTGTAGCTCCAGCAACAGACAATGTGTTAATGGAAGTTGGTGATGTAATGGCTGTATCAGCAAATACAGAATACTCATTAATTATGATGAATTTAAGCTAGGAGCAAACCATGGGAAATTCTTTTGTTAATTTAAAAACAGTACAAATAACTGCCGATATAGTAGCATTAGATGCCGATGGAATATCAGTAGCAGCAGCAGTTGGAAATAATGCAGCCCTCGTAATAGGGGGTGCTTTAGCTGATAGCGGTAGTGTCACTCTTAGTCATGGAAGAATCGTAACAATTCTTTCTGCTGGCAACGATGCTGCTAAGTCTTTTACTGTTACTGGTACCGATATTAATGGAGACGCTCAAACAGAATCTATAACTGGTGCTAATGCAGGAACGGCTACAGGGACTAAATATTTTTTAACAATATCTGGTATTTCAGCGGTAGGTAATCCAGCAGGTAATGTTTCAGCAGGAATTAATGCTTCAGCAGCAGATGTTATTACTATTAGTGCCGCAAGATTAAAAGGTGTTGCTTTCACTAGTACAGGAACAGCAGGTCTTCTAGATTTTCTTACTACTTCTCCTTCTGGAACAAGCGTGATGAAAATTGGTTCAGTAGCTGACGCTACTGCAACTAGAGATTTATTTGTACCAGACGAGGGTACAAAATTTAGTTCAGGTATTTATCTTCAGTATACAGTATCTACGTTTCTAACTATGACTGTGTTCCATGCATAATTATGGCAACTTCCGGAAGTAAAACATTTGCTTTAAGCATAGCTGATACTATAGAAGAAGCGTATGAATTAGCTGGTATTGAACTTAGAACTGGTTATGATGCAGAAACTGCTAGGCGTTCATTAAACATAATGTTTGCTGATTGGTCTAACAGAGGTATAAATCTCTGGACTATAGAACAAGTGAGTACTCTTTTAAGCACAGGCACGGCTAGTTATACCCTTAACTCTTATGATGTTGATATAGTTTCTGCAGTTGTTAAAGTAACTGATAGTGCTGGTAATTCAACTGATTTAGGTGTAGAACGTATAGGCAGAACCGAGTATTTAAACATACCTGATAAAACTATAAAAGGTAGACCAACACAAATATTTTTAGACAGACAGATTACTCCTGTATTAAACGTGTGGCCAACACCAGACAACACTAATACATATCGTATAGTAGCTAACACAATACAAAGAATTGACGATGCTACTGCTTCTAATCAAGACCCTGAAATACCATCAAGGTTTATACCTTGTATGGCTAGTGGGCTATCTTATTATCTTGCTTTAAAAAAGAATCCAGAAAAAGCAGGCATGTTAAAACAACAATACGAACAAGATTTTAAACTTGCTGCAGAGGAAGACCGTAGTAGAGCTTCTATTCACCTTACTCCAGCAAGAGGTTCTTATTAATGGCTTACGCTTCTGGTAAGCACTCGTTAGCTAGGTGCGATAGATGTGGTTTCGTTTATGGTTATTTAGAACTTAGAAAAGAATGGAATAACCTAAGAGTTTGTGAAGAATGTTATGAACCCAAACACCCACAACTTGACCCAACTACACATAGAGTAGACCCAGAAGCATTGAGAGATCCTAGACCTACAGAGCCAGTCCCGACTATTCATTTAGGTAAAATAATAATTTCTAACCCTGTTGATAGTAACGGTGTTAGTTCACCTATAATGTTTGCAGGAAACAGTAACACAATAGGAACAAAATTCACCATGACAGAAGTCACAGGTAGTGTTGGTTCTGTAAATATAGTAGTATTATCATCATGAGTTGGACATTTACAACATTAAAAACTGCGATACAAGACTATATTGAAAGCACGGAGACTAGTTTCGTAACTAATCTACCTAATTTTATTGAAAGTGCAGAAGAACGTATATTAAAAGGTGTACAATTAGATGTGTTCAAAAAGAACTCAACAGGTGTTTCTAGTGCAAATAATCCATATCTAGCTTCACCTAGTGATTTTTTAGCTCCTTTCAGTTTAGCTGTTATTGAATCAGATGGAGACTATAATTTTTTAAAATTAAAACATGTTTCGTTTATAAGGGATTATCAACCGTTACCAACTACTACAGGAGTACCAGAATATTATTCTGAGTTTGATGAAACTAAATTTTTGATAGCTCCTACTCCTTCAAGTTCTTTTACTTTTGAAATACATTATTTTTATCGACCAACTTCATTAACACAAGCAAGTAGTGGAATAACTTGGTTATCAGAAAATGCAATGAACGCGATGTTATACGGTGCTTTAGTAGAAGCATGCGTTTACTTAAAGAATTTTGAATCTATACCAGTATATGAACAACGTTTTCAAGAAGCTTTAAATTCTCTTAAAAATTTAGGAGAAGCAAAAGATACTAGAGATCAATATAGATACGATGAAATTAGAAGAGAACCACAAGCATGATTGAAATAGATACAGAAGTTGGGTTAGGTACTATAGGCGTAGCTACAACTGATTTCAAAGGTCACTCACCAGAGTTTTGGGCAGAACGTTGTACATTACGAATTTGTGGTATTTCTGAAAATGCTGCTCCACACATACGTCAACAAGCAGAAGCATACAGACTAGCTATTTATGAACAGGTATTATATCATATTAAACAGGCAATGAAGAGTCATGTAGTAACATTGAACGGAGAACTAACTATTCAAGGTCACGAAGACATGGCTAAGATTTTAAAGGAAATTAAATAATGGCAATTACATCAACATTAACAACTAGTTTTAAAAAAGAACTTTTAGAGGCTACCCACAATTTTTCTGCTTCAGGTGGAAACAGTTTTAAGTTAGCTTTGTACACAAGTTCAGCGTCACTAGGTGCTACTACAACTGCATACTCAAGTACAAATGAAGTTAGTGGTACTAACTACACTGCTACAGGTGCAGCACTTACAAACATAGCCCCTACTTCAAGTGGTACAACTGGTTTTACAGATTTCTCTGACTTAACTTTTAGTGACGCTACGGTTACTGCTAGAGGGTGTCTTATTTACAATGACACTAATAGTGATAAAGCAGTAGCAGCAATTGACTTTGGGGGAGATAAAACTTCCACCTCAGGCGATTTCACTATCGTTTTTCCAGCAGCAGCAGCAAGCACAGCGATTATAAGAATAGCGTAAAATGGCTCAGCTACTAAGTGGTTGGGGTAGAGCTGGTTTTGGGGACCTTGCTTTTGGCGAAGGCACTATACCAGTTACTCTTACAGCACCCTCAGCAGCCACAGTTGGCGCACCTCAAGCAGGTGTAAACGCTCAAGCTATAGCTTCAGTTCCAGGTTTAGCAGGGTCAGTCGGTAGTCTTTCAGTAGCTGTAGACGGTGAAGCAATTGTTACTTTAACAGGTAGTGGAACAGTTGGAACTTCTGCTTTAGGTACTGCAACACTCTCAACTGATAACAACATATCCGTTACTGGTTACTCAATGGTTGCTAGAACTAACGGTGCTGATGTGAGTGTAATAGCACCAGCTAATATCTACCCTGAACTTGAAGAAGCAGTATCAAATAATGGAAGTATTTTCGTCTGGAGCGACGCAATTGATGATGAAACAACTACATGGAACCCTATAATAACGAGTAATTCTCCAAATTGGGAAGAAGTGGCTTAACTTTTATGAAAAAACAACTTATAATAAATTTGCACGGAGATAAACAATGGCAACTTACGTAAACAATCTCAGGTTAAAAGAAATCGCCACAGGTGATGAATCTGGAACTTGGGGAACTAGTACAAACACTAATTTAGAAATAATAGGACAAGCTTTAGGTTACGGCACAAGAGCCATAGCTAACGCTTCTACTGATAATATAACTATCGCAGACGGAGCACTTGATTCTGATAGAGCAATGTATCTTAAACTCACGGGTGGTGGTCAAGCTTGTACTGTTACGCTTTTACCTAACACATCCTCTAAAGTGTGGGTTATAGAAAACGCTACTAGTTACACGTTAACATTTACTTGTGGAAGTGGCGCAAATGTAGCAATACTAGCAAGTCAAACTAAGATGATAGCTACTGACGGTGCAGGTTCAGGTGGAGTAGTTTATGACATGCTACAAGACTTAGCCGTACCAGATCTATTTGTAGATGATGACTTAAAACTTCAATCGGATGGAGCAGTATTGAGCTTTGGTGCTGACGGAGACGTATCTTTAACACACGTAGCTGATAGTGCTTTACTACTAAACGCAGCAATAAAACTAACTTTTAGAGATAGTGCGATAGGTTTGAACTCAAGCACTGATGGTCAGTTAGATTTATTCGCTGACGGAGAACTAGAAATTACTTCCCCTATAGTAGACATAGACGCTTCTACTGGTTTAGCTTTAGATGGTGCTAATCTTAATAGTGCTTGGACAGTTAACACAAACAATAAAATTCAATTTAGAGATACAGGGTTATATATCTACTCAAGTGCTGACGGTCAGTTAGATATAGTAGCAGATACAGAAATACAAATAGTTTCTACCACTATTGATATAAATGGTGCTGTAGATGTTTCAGGTGAAATTGTAGCAGCATCCCTAGACATCTCAGGCGACATTGACGTAGACGGCACCACTAACTTAGACGTTGTTGATATTGACGGCGCTGTGGATATGGCTAGTACATTAACTGTCGCAGGAGTCTTAACAGGCGCTTCCTTGGATATATCAGGCGATATAGATATTGATGGCACAACTAACTTAGACGTTGTTGATATAGACGGTGCTGTAAACTTTGCGGCAGATGTCACCTTTGCAGATGGCGCAGATATCATCACGGCTTCAGCAGGAACAGATAACGTCCGCTTCGGTGAAAACGCAGGTAACTCCATTGCAAGTGGTGCTTTTAACAATGTTGTAATTGGTAAAAATGCAGGTACGGCACTTACTACTGGGGATTCTAATATTGCTATTGGTAGTGGAGCATTAATGACAGAAGATGCTCATGCAAATAATGTTGCTATTGGTCAAAACGCTTTAACACTTCAAGATGCAGGAGCTGATGCTTACAATGTAGGTATTGGTTATCATGCTGGAACAGCAGTAACCACAGGTATAAAAAACGTAGTAGTTGGAGGGTTAGCCTTAGATGCAGCAACAACAGGACAAGAAAATACCGCAATAGGGCATCAAGCTCTTACCTCAGATACTAAAGGTAATAGAAACGTAGCTATAGGTCATGGGTCTTTAGTTACTCAAAACTTTACTACATCTACAAGTGTTTACAATACAGCAGTTGGTTATAACTCAGGTAATGCAGTAACCACAGGTTTATTTAATACCCTTATTGGTGCTCTAGCAGGTGATGCTCTAACTGATGCTGACCGCAATGTTGCTATTGGTTCAGGTGCTTTAAGTACAGATACATTAGGAAGCAAATCTATAGCTATAGGACAAGCAGCCTTGTTTACCCAAAATTTTACAACTGCCACAGATACTTTTAATGTAGCAGTAGGACATGAAGCAGGTACAGCAGTAACCACAGGTATTGAAAACACTCTCATAGGTGCATTAGCTGGAGACGCTTTGACAGACGCTGATTATAATGTTGCTGTTGGTAAAAGTGCTTTAAGCACAGATACTTTAGGTAGTCGTTCAGTAGCTATAGGTCAATCAGCTTTACAAGCACAAAACTTTACTACAGCTACTGCAGCTTTCAATACTGGTGTTGGTGACGGCGCAGGACTAAGATTAACGACAGGTATTCAAAACGTCCTTATCGGTGGACAAGCAGGGGATGCTTTAACAGATGCTGATTACAATATTGCTGTTGGTACATTTTCTTTAGGTACTGATACTTTAGGTAGTCGTAGTACCGCTTTAGGATATTTTGCTTTAGGTACACAAAACTTTACAACCGCCACAGATACTTATAATACAGCTCTTGGTTGGAACGCAGGAGGAGGAGTAACCACAGGACAATATAATACCCTCATTGGTGGTCTTGCAGGAGATGCACTAACAGACGCTGATTTTAATGTAGCTATAGGTTATGGCTCAATGAGTACAAGTGTTTTAGGCAGTAAAAATGTTTCAGTAGGTGCTAATACTTTAGGAAACATGAATCCTGCTACTGCTGTAGAAATGTATAATGTAGCAGTT